AACCCAAGGATAGGAGAGTGAGTTTTTACAGCAGGTTCAGTTCCTGCACTGTTAAGGTTATCGCCAAGAGCAACACGTAAAGCTTTAGGATTAGCAAGATAACCATAACCATATTCTAGAACATTGTTATAGTTTGCAAAGATATAACCATATTCTGTATCAAGATTATTTTCTAATTTTGTATATCTGTTAAAATTCCATTCCTTCAATAAAGGAATACCTGTTGCATTCTCTCCAACAGGAATGATGTCTACTGCAACTGTGTTTTGATTGTAGAAGTTACCTTCTGCATTTTTCTCAAATCCAGTGATCTGACCATCTGTATTAACAACAGCAGTAAAGTCAGCAAATCTACCTCTTCCTGCTCTATCTCTAATTCTTACAATTGGAGGTGATGAATAGTATTCGCCAGGATTATCAATGGTTAAACTAGTAACTTTTCCACCTGTTACGACTGCACGAACAACAGCACCTCTACCAGAGGTGATAGTAATATCTGGAGTTCTTGGAAAAATGTCATTAGTATCAACAATAATTCTTTCTACTACCTGTCCAGTCAATATTGCTCTTGCTTTGTTAGGAACTTGATCAACTAGAACAAAAGGTGGAGATACGTAACCTCTACCTTGAGTGTCAACCTTGATTTCTTCTAATTTACCAAAACGAACGCTATCATGATCCTTGTAACCGTAGACAGGGACACCGTTTAGAAGGATACCTACATCTCTTCTAGGTGTGGCATATCTTTCAGTAGTTCTAGTAGCCTCTTTTCTAATAAGACGAAGAATCTTCTGATCTAACAAAGTTTCATTAACTTGTGATCCATCTAAGATCTTATGTGATGGATAACTAGAACTTGTGATGTAATAATATTGATCATCAGCAAAAATAGATGATACATCAGTAGTCAACTCACTTAGAGAAGATTGAATACTAGGTAAAGTTGGAACTACTGGTGCAGTGCCTGCATCTTGTACCCATCTTACTTGATTTGTAGACGGATCAATAATCTTAGGATCATTAGTCTCAAATCCAGGATTGGATACTTGAATTTTGTCGCCAGGACTAGCATATGGTTGTTTGCTATCTGGTTTAAGATTATAGATTACACCAAATGTAAGTAGAGTAACACCACTGCCAACAATAGTAACTGGTCTGTATACAGGAGTGTCAACAACATGTGTAATAGCTGTTGATGGTTGTCTATCCTTAATAATAAACTGAGTGACAGTCTTCTCTTCAAAAGTAATTGTCTCTTCTCCTAAGAGAATAGATCCAGTCTTACCCCAACCAATAGTAGAAGATACGTTAATTCTATTGCCAGTGCTATCTGTTCCTGCTACTGGTTTTAGTAGTTTAGTTTTTGTTGATACCTCAAAAGAACCATTGACTGTCTCTGGTGCTAATACAATATTATAGATTACTTCGTTATCTGCTGTACCATCAGCATATACGTTATCTACAGTAGCATCTGCATATCCATACTCTGTGGTAGCTTCCTGTACAATCTTCTTACCGATCAGACTATTGACATCACCAGATACAACCTTACACTTAAGAGCATAAACATTGATCCATTCAGCATCAGATGATTTGTAAGTAAAATCTCTTGGTTTGTATACTTCTGGTTTTTGAGTGTTAATATTGTCTTTTGTGACAATAGTATTAAAAATAAATTTAATGGAACTAGTAGTTCCTTTGGATTTGTAAAACCTCTGAATGTTCTTAATCAGAGTTCTTTTATCTACCTCTCCTCTTAGATACTTCTCAGGAAAAGAACCAAGGTACTGAGCCTCAAAGTTCTTAATTAATGCATATAGAAAAAGGTTACTTACGTTAAGAACCTTTTGACCAGCATTATGTGGTGCTGCATCTGTGCTGGTGTACCTTGACGAGTTATAAAGATCACCAAGAGTTGTGTTACCACTGACACCTCTAACTGCTCCTGATAAAGTTGTGCTTGTTCGTGATTCATAAAAAATGATTTCCTCGTCAATTTTTATGTATCCATTTCTTTCTGGAAAACTCGTCGCATCTTGTAATACAATTGTATCATCAGTAGCACTGATACTAACGTCCAAAGTATCATGCTGTCTAAGTAAGTTTTGTTCATAGTAATCAATGTCTGCATATTTTTGGAGATTATTAATAATATCCAAGGTACCACCCTGTACCTCCTGTGCTTCGTAATACTTTGTGATGAACTTACTGAAAAGTTCATACTCTGTACTGATGAATTCAGGAAGATGCGTTTCAATGAGAGTGGAAATTCTCTTAGTCTTTACAGCAGGCATTTAACTTACTCTTTGAATGCGGTGAATGAAGAATTAGCAACGTCAACGTCAAGATATACTTCGCGAAGTGCCTTGATATCATTAGAAAGTGGTTTGACTCTAACAGAGATGCGATTGTCAAAGAAACTACCTTTGATGATAGTTAAATTGTACATTTTCAATTCGCCTTTTTCATAATCTATGTCGCCAATATCGCTGTCAAGGACAACCTTTTCGCCAGTTACGCTATCTAGTCTATATAGGACAATTTTGCCACTTCTATCTTCAACATACACATCAAAATTAGGATATTCAGTGACTCTAAATCCAGTGCTGGAAAGGACTGGATCATCACAGTCCTTATCAAATGCATTCTGGAAACATACCTCATAATAGAAGGTAGAATTGAGAGAAGGATAAAAATCCTTTCTCATTGTGATACTAGTAAGATTAGAATTGATAGACTTATCTGAGTCATCAATTACACCAACCATTTTACTATATCTAAACTTACCATTGAACTTCTCAGTATCACTAGTATCAAGATAATTCTGTACATTACCAATAACCTTATCTCTAATCTGTGATGCAGTTTGATCTGTTGATAGACTACCATAATAGATCTTACTATTCATCTCAACAAAGAGAATAGAAGGATCAATAAGTCTTGGCTCTACAGATGCAACAACATACTTCTTAAGATCCTCAACAATTTTGTTTTTTGTGAGTGATGTTAGGTAGCTAGCATCAGTTGGTTTCAATGCAATGAAAACTTTTCCATATTCAGGTGGATCCTGATCCTCACCACCAAAGATAACAATATCACTGGTAGCAGGATAAACACTACGAACAATTGCTTCATAGTCCTGTGCGGTCACTGCACGGTCTTGTGTGCCGTATGCCTTAGGAGCAGTGTATTTGATCTTAGCAGTGCTTTCAATCTCCTCACCGCCTGCTGAAGGCGTAGTAGAGATAATAGATGTAGTGAATGCACTAGGAGATACACCACTAGGGTTCTCTAGTACACCAGAGAAGACAAATGTACGAACTCCATTACTCTCAGGACCTGCTGTTGTTAAATATGATACTTCAATACGTGCATTGTTCTCTTGTTTCTTACCTAGAACACCATCACCCATAAGAATCTCATATCTCTGATCCTCAATCTCATCAAGGAAGAATACTTTTGATGCTCCATCCACACCTAGAATATTATCTGCTACAAGGTATGGTTCACTGAAGCTACCTCCAGTAGGAAATACTTTTACTCTAATTGTATTAGTGTCAATGTTTGGATTGTCAAGAATAAACCTTTGACTCTTTGATGCACCGTTGACAGTAAAGGTATTAACAAGTTGTGTTCCTTCTTTAACTTCAACGTTGGTAAATGTTGCAACGTCATTAATAACTTGTGCCTTTACATCATCATTCACAACATACTGATACACATTATTATCAAAAGACGCAATAAATCCTGTTCCTTTCTTCAGGATGAGTTCTGTGTCAGTTGTTGGATTAGTATAAGTTACACTAAAGGAAACATATGCTGTAGGAGCTGTCGCACTCTTTGGTCTGTACCCTAGTTGCTTCGCAATCGCTACTACGTTGTCTCTCAAGGTGGCAGAATCAATGAATAGTTCATTGACTACCATGTTAGTGTTAAACGCCGTATAGTAGGTGTTATAGGCGAGTGTGTCAAGTAAGGTGGACAATGCCGATCCATCAAAATCGTAGTCAGTAAATTCTGACTGTGCTCTTAAGTATTCTTTAAGAGCAACTTTGATATCTTCAAAGTCTAAATTGGCAACCTGAGTATAAGGCATTATCGTGTACGCTCTAAGATGAACTCTACTGCTATTGGTACGTCCTCTCTACCAATAATGGTATACTGTAATTCTACGTTGTAACCGTTGTTATCATAATCAGGAGTACATCTAAGCTTACCTAAAGAGACTCTTGGTTCATAACGATCAATAGTTTCTCTAATCTCTTGTTTGATAATAGCAGCAGATGCATAATCTAGAGGTTCAAATAGAATATTCTGTACATCACAACCTAACTCAGGTTGAAATGGTCTTTCACCTTTCCTAGTAAGAAGTAAACCTGTAATTGATTGTACAATCGCAGCCTTATCCTTCACCGATACTAAATCATCGGTAACAGGATGTTTCTTAAAGGTAACACTCAGATCTTTGAATGTCTGAAAGTTAGGCATTTAGACACAGCAATAGGCTGTTTCTATTTATCACTTACCGCAGAAACCGTCCGCCCACTCTGCCTGATTATCAAAAAATCCGTCTTTCTCTTCGTTCTTCATTTTCTTTGATTTCTTCAACCAACTTTCAGAATCATACTCTGAAATCAGTTTTCTACCACTGTTTTTAAACTGTTCACTTTTATCTACTTTGATTACCATAGTTTGTCTCCAGTAACTGTTTGTATTCATCAACTAGTTTCCATTGCCACCCTTCTGGCAACTTTTGTCTATTTAGATCTCCCATGCAGAATGCCATAGGTCCTCTGCTTCTTACGTAGTGCAAGAACAACTGAATGTAATGATCTCCATCATACTTGCCTTTCCTACCATGAGTGCCTACACAACCAAGATAGATGATAGCATCTCCTTGCTCCAGTATCACCTCTGTTGGATTTTCTTCAGGATCTTCAATAATGAAAGCCCATGGTTTGTCAGATCCCAGATGAATGCTGACACTTACCTCACATGCAGGACGATCATCGTGTAGTGGAAGATAAGAACCCTCGTTATAACAACGCATGTAAGAGTATGTTGGATACAAACGTTCTCCAACAATATCTACCATCTGCTGTGTCATATAGTACAAGAGCTCTTGTCCGCCCACAGGACTCTCATAGAAATAGCAAGGACCACTATATCCGTCCTTGAACGCGGAATCAACACGTCCAAGGTCGCGGAAATCTACGTATAACTCGTTAGCCCACTCTTTAGATAAGAAATTCCTCACTACTACGTGGTTTGTCCTTAGCAATTGCTCGTTCATTAGGTGTTTCCCAGAAATAATCGTCAGTGTCTCCTAAACGTCCCCAGTCCGTTCCTGCCTCTACTTGGTATTCTATGGTAGAAACCTTAAAGTCAGGCATCTTGGGTTCTTGTGGAGTGATAGAGAGGTCATACAGACGCATCCTATTATTAGGATACAATGCAAACTGACCGTTCTCTAGTTGAATGCAGTTGTGACTCTTATGTTCTTGTGGAACCTCACTCACATTGTTATCTACCACATCAATATTCGCATGGTAGTTATCTAAGGTAAACAAATACTGTCCACGCATCAGACCATGGTCTCTTGTCCGTACCTCTGCATCCATAGAGGATACGAAACCTTTATTAATAGCCATCACACCATAATCCATACAATTCCAAAATTGCAGATTCTCTAGACTCATATCTGGCGTCGGCGTTTTCGGTGCTCGGAGAAAAGCACTTATAGGTAACTTATCATACATCGCACCATACTCAGGTAGATACGTTTCAAAGTAAAACGCACGACCAGGTATACTCTTACAAGCAACCCATACACCTTCTACAAACTCTCCATGACCATCCTGATGATCACGAAGATATTCTTTACGCACCCATACCTTTTCAGCAGGTAAATTACAAATCAGATTCATAGATTCCGTATTGTGTCAAATCATAGTGTACTTTTTCAATACCTTTCTCAGTAGACTTCTTAGGTTCACCGATCTTCGCTAAAATATCAGCAGGTATTTTCTTCTTAGTAATATCGTAAGGTATTGGAGCATTGCTTACACATACTCTCACACACTCCCACTCATCTTCAGTTAAATTGAAATTCATTCCAAAACTTATATTCTCAAAGTTCATTGCCAACAGCCCTTATCACGCTTTGGATAATAAACCTCCACATATGAATCACATCTGGGACAGTGGAGATTGGTTACAAAGGAATAGTCCTCT